TAGGTCTATTACTTCCTATAGCTCTAATATGACCTGTACCTTTACTTCTAGATAAAATACCATTACCTGTTATACCAAAATAAATATCAGATGATAATTCATAATTACCACCACCTTTATCTACTTTAGCCATATTTACTAGAACTTCAGAGTCAAACATATAATCATCTGTTCCATCATAGAAGAATGTATTATTGTTCTGAATTTCTACTGTTATAGTATTTATAGTAGGGTTTACATCAGTTCTAGCATCAGTTTGTAAGATAATTCTAGCATTTAGATTCTGAGGTCTTAAAATATTTCCATTACCAATTACAGCTTTTTTAGCTTCTTCCCAAGTTTTGAAAGGTCTAATCACTGAACCATCAGAAGGTGAATCCTTTGTAGGTTCATATGTATTATTTACATAGAAAGCTTTTAGGTAACCAAAATTTTTATCTATTACCTCAATGTTAATAGTACCATCTTCATCTTTATTTATATCTAGAGATTTAGATTTTAAAGTAGAAAGTTTAATTCTTTTATCTTCTAGCTTCTGATAAATAGGAATACCTCTACCTACACTTCCACCATCTTCTACAGGAGGGTCAAATACTACAGGAGGAGAAACCTCAAGAATTTTTTTCTTAAGATAATCTTCATCTGTTTTAAGAAGAATCTCAGTATTTTCTTCCTGCTCCTGGATAGTTACCCCTGCTCCAGCTTTAAGTGTCTTAAAATTGTACTCTTTGTTCTTCTCAGAGTTTTCTATGGAGTCTTTAAAAACACCTACACCACTACCAACATTTTTGTTGATAACCTCAACTTTTTTATTTTTTATAGCCTCATCAAGTTTATCTTTAAAACTTTTTGACAGACCCAAAGTTACTGCTCCCTGAGAAATTTCAGGTGCATTTTCAAACTGTAATTCTTCATGGTTAGCTAGGACATGAGAAGTTTCCTGATTTATATCAGTAACTTTATCTCCATCTTTATTACTAACAAGAAGTTTACCCTTTTTCTCACAAGGGTTTTTATCTTTACAAATTAATGTAACAGGTGTGTTACAAGAATTTTTTTTTCTTTTATTGCAGTTATCACACATTTTATTCTAACTCTTTAAAGTCATCATTACTTACTTTATAATCAGGATGTTTGTAAAGTGCCTGTTCAATACAATTTACATTTACTCCTAATTTTTCTACACATCTGATAACATTTTCATACTCAAATAAATCATCAATAGCATTTGTACAACAAGTTTTTCTTGCCTTCTCACCTATGTAAAACAAAATAAAAAAGAATGCAAGTACTTTATTAAAGAACTCTTTATTCTTAGTTTTACCAGTAATAAATTCTCCTGCTATTAAACAATCTATATTTTCAATAATACCACATTTAAAACAATCTATAGCATTATCATAGAAAAATTTATAATAATCTGAATTTACCATATAAAAAGCTAATGTCTTCAATAAAAGATTTTCTAGCTTATCATAACCTGCACAATCTTCAGAGCAATCACATTGACAAATTCTTTTCTTAATTTCTTCAATTAGATTTCTTAAAAGTTGAAGATAGTTTGTAAATTCATATTCTTTATAACCATGATAGGTTACATCTTTTTGAGAGTAAATTCTTATTTTATAAACACCAGCTTCAAAAGGATTTTTTATATCTACAAAGATATTTCCTATATCAGTTTTTTCTGTGAGTTTAGTGTAAGAATTCCTACAACCATTTTTTCTATATAATTCAAATTGAATGTTCTTATCTGCTATTTTCCATATTTGAATAGACTCTAAAGTTCTTTCAAGTTTAAAGCCCATTTCTGTATTAACTATGCTCATAAAAATCTAATTCAATTTAATTACTAGAAGAAAGGTTAGCACTAAGCTAACCCATCTTTAGTAACATCATTAGCAGTAGATGCTTCTTCAACAGCAGTTGCTGTAGTGTTAGCTGCAGTTGCATCATCAGCCAATGCATCAAAAGGTTTTACATTTAGTTTGTCAAGTAATCCTACAATAGAATCTCTTGTTTGTGTATCTGCTTCAGGTACAGCAATAAATGTACTTTGAGGCAAATGGAAGTTGTCATGGTTATTAACTTCTACCTTGTCATAATTAAGAGTAATCATATCATAAGGTGTTCCAACTTCTGCATAAGAAACAAATCCTCTTGCAATACCATTTGAAGTAGCTTTGTACATTGTACCTAACCATCCAGCTTGGATAGCTTCAAGTTCTCTAACTTCAAATCCTGAACCTTGTTCAATAGCAAGTTTTTGAGTAACTTCTAATACACCTGTACATTCAAATTCTTCAACTTTAGATACCAATACATTAGTTTGTCTGTGGTAAGAATAAGATTCATCATATCCACAAACTTTTCTAATAGCTGTAGGTACAGTTTCAAATTCTAGGTCAGAGTAAACCCAAGTAGAGGAATCTGTTTGAGTTTTGTTATAAGCAATAAGCTTATCAACATCAGCTAGAGTAATATAACCATCTACTGGAGTTACACCTGCTGCAGTAACAGTACCTCTTGGTTTAATTCTAACTTTCAATAATCCATCCTCATCAGCAGCAATAACTTCATACAATTTTTTTGTAATAATGTTAGCATCTGCAGTTGGACATCCTTTTGCACATGGAGTTTTGCAAGGAGATTTTACAATGTAATTTTTTGTTACAAGGTTTACTCCATTTAGATCTTGAAGTCTAGCATTATTAAATGTAAATTTCAATCCATATAGAGAATCTTCTCTTGCAATGTAGTCTTTAAGAGCTACAATCATGTTTCTACCTGCAGAGTGAGGTTTGAATGTATATGATGTAATTTGGAAAGGATTGATTGAATTACCTGTAGATTTTACAATATCATCAGTCTTACCATCACCATCAGTATCAACACCTACTGCAATGTAGAAAGCATTAACTTTTTTAGTTCCATCTAGTGCTTTGTGAGACTCAGCATCAAATACACCTATTTGACCTGGTTCTAGCTCACTAACATGCTTGTTCCCAGTAAGGGCTTGTTTATCCCCTTTAGTAACCAATACTCTGAAAACTGGATTTGTTTTAGACATAATTTAATTTAGTTTAATTGGTTAAATTGTAATTTTGTACTTTTTACAGATATATCCTGTTTAGACATATCCATACTAGTTAAAAATACTGCAATATCAACAATTTCTTTGTGAGTTATTTCAGGAAGTTCACAATCCACCTTACCTTCAAGTAACTTACCATTTGGTAACTTATATTTTCCAGCAGGAAGAAAGCTCTCAGCATTATGTATATATTGTGGTATTTTTATATAATCTAATAATAGTTCTTCTACTACAAATGTACCATCAGTAAATATTCTTATATCTTTGTCATAAAATCTAATATTTACTTCTTTCCATTCGTAAGAACTTCTTCTAAATGGGTCTTCCTCATGCTTATCATCATGTCTGACAAGCATACATGAAGCTAATCTAGAAGAGCAATTTTCTTTTTTTATTTTTACTTTGGATGATATATAGAACATATAGTTGTCAGGAAGTTCAACATAATAAGATGTATCATCAACCTGAGTAGTAGACAAAGACATTGAATTTACAACTATAGTTCTAATATCATCTATATTTCTCTGACTAAATTCAAAACCTAAATGATTTACACTACGAGGTTCAGCCACAAGTTTTACAAAAATTTCTTGTGCTTCATTTAATTTCCAATCAATTTCAGGAACTTTTAGATTCCTATTTTGTTGTGAATCCACCTTATCTAACTTCATTTTGAAGTCATAGTGCATATCTTTTATAGTCATATCAGTTTTATTTAGTCTGTAATTTTTTCTAAAATTTGAACTTTAAGAGCTTGATTCTTTTTATCTGAAAGATAATCTATTGCAGATTCCATATCAAATCCTAATTCATCATCCATATAATAGATTCTTGCTCCCTCTTTTCTAAGAACAGATTTGTAAAGAGCTTCAATAATCATAGAATGAACTGCTGTTCTAGTTTTATCTCTGTTAATCAAATCTAAAACTATTTCTGCACCTTTCTTCTCTATACACTCATCAATCTTCAAATCTATATAATCTTCAGATTGTTTTCTTACAGAAAGTCCTAGAAGGATTTGTACAATTTCAATCTTTCTTTCTTTAGAAAGTTTTTGAAGTTCTACAATAACTTTATTTTTAATTGCTAGTTTAGAAGCTTTTACTTCTACTTCTTCTTCTTCATCAAATATAATAAAAATAGCATTTGGAAAATGTCCTTCATTATATTCTGTTTGTGAATTTGCCACCATATCAGAAGCCTTTAAAATACTTACTTTAATTTCATCTAAAGGATTTTCTGTTTTAAAAATGTTTGTACCATTTTCTAGTACTACTTTAGCAGCAGGGCTAGACCAAAATGGATGTGGAGTACCTGGAGTATAATTATCAGATAAATCAAATCCTGTAGCTTTTTCTAATCTAATTCTATCTTCATTAGATAATCCTGTTGCATATTTACCTGTATCTAAAGAAACTAGAGCCTGAATAACTTTAGGAGCTGTAAAACTGTTTAATCCTGAGTTACCATGCCATTCTTCTTTTTCAATAGGTCTTACTTGAATAATTGCCATATGTCTACTATTTTTTAAATAATGTTACTAAAATTTTTTAAATGCTAAAGGGTAGGGTTTTCCTCCCCCCTAAACATTTAAAGTATGAAAATATTAAGCAGAAACTCTCTTAAAGATGAGTTGCCCACACTTAGTAAAATCATGGATTTTAATGGCAGTTTCCTTAGAGACATGCATAGAGTAGAACTCTCCTGCGTGTGACATAAGACCACCTTTAGCTGGACCATAAGGAGATACTAGACCTGCTTGGTAACCAAACTTAAATCCATCTTTTTTATCTACAATCTTGATGTTAGAATCATCACCTTCTCCTGAGAAATCTAGGAAAGTAAATTTCATAGATTCTACTGGCTTACCTGTAATAGGGTCAATCTCAGTGTTAATTTCTGTATCATCATAGATTGGGTTATGTACTACTTCTAGAGAAGTACCATTGTGCATGATATATTCTACAAATTGGTATCCTACTGCATAAGCATTAGGGCTGTATTCAGATTTAACAGATTGAGCTGCTTTTACTGAATCACCAATCATCCAACCTCTCTTATCTAGCAAGTCTTGCATTGCTCTGTGGAATAGTAACATACCTACTTCTCCTGTAAATACTCTGATTTTCTTTCTAGAACCAGGTTTTACTCTAGAGTAGCTAATATCCATTAAGAAATCCTCAAGAAGTCTAGCTGTAAGTTCTGTATAGTATTCTTGTCTAGAACTTTCAAGTTGTTGGTGAATACCAGCAAATGAATCTACATTTCTACCTGTAGAACTTTCTACAGTAGTAGCTTTTCTATTATACCAGTAAGCTCTTTCAACTTCTCTATACCATTGTTGCCAGAACTCAACCTCACAGTAATTCATCCATTTGTCATGAACTTTTCCTTTAGAGTCTTGCATTCTTACAGCAAGTACTTGCTCAGCTACATAGTCAGTTACAGAGTAGTGTTTTCTCAATTTACCAAGAGAACCTCTAAATTTGTAAGAAGTAGCTAATTGAGTAGTACCATCTCTAACATCTCCTTCTCCATAAGTAGAGAATAATTTAATCCATTTTTGTCCAGCTTGAACTAGAGCTTGTGGAATAAAATCATTAAAGTTGTCAGATACTAATCTAACTACATACACAAATCCATTTCCATGTGGAACTGGGTCTTCTTGAATTCTACATTGATATCTGTGTCCTGATGTACCTGGAGTGATAACATCACCTACACCATACCAAGATTGGTCTAATTTAATTCTGAAAGTAGTTCTACCTTTTCCTAAAGTTAAGTTAGAAGAAGGTTCTACATTTTCAAGAACTACTAGGTGTCTAGCATTAGCACCTTTCATTTTCCATTCAAACTCATTAGAAGAGATTTCTTCTCTAGCTCCTTCTTTCCAAGCTATACTAGAAAGTGGGTTATCAGAAAAATAACTTTTTGTGGAGAAGAGTTGCATCATCTTCCCTTCAAATTGATGTGGCTGGATAGCTAAAGCATGACCCAAGTTATTCAACTCAGTCATCTTAGAGAAATAGTGTATTCTCTCTGCCACAATACCATTGTTTTGTAATGACATAATCTTTTACTTATTAATTATTATTTATTTGAACCAGCCCATTTTACTAGAAGGTTTAGATGAACTTCCAAAATCATTACTTCTAAGGCTACCTCTTTGTTCTAAATTTGTTTTTATTTCTTTAGTTTTTTTATTTTTAGCTTGTCTCTCAATACTAGAAAAATCAAAATCTGTTTGTATGAGTCTAGCTAAAAGTAAAACTTTTTCTTTATCTTCAAATACAGCTTTTAAACCTTTATTAAATCCAGTCATAACTGAATTTCCTTCTTTAATATTTCTCTTGGTTAAGAAATCAAAAACTTCCTGTCTAGCTGATTTATCAAATTTAATTCCTTTAATATCTTCAGTCTTATTAAGTAAATCTTTAATTTCTGAAGTAAAGGCTTGTTCATTTTTTTTGATTTGTTCCTGCTTCTTTTTATTTTCTTCTAGAAGCTCTTTTCTTTCTTCTTCAGCTTCTTCCTGAAGTTTTTTAAGATATCTCTCAGCAACTTTTTGCTTTTTACCATTATCTGATAAAGTTTCTAGAGTATCTTCAATTTCATCATCTTCTAGACCTTTATCACTAAGCTGCATTCTAATAAGTCTGTCTTGGAAATTCTCATCTTCAATATCTCCATCCAGAATAGAATTTTGAGAATTATAAACTTTAAAGAAATCTTGTGTTTTACCACCATTTCTAACAAACTCTATTAAAGCTTTAGCATCTTCATCAAGTTCATTATTAGCCCAATTATTAAGTCTATTTTCAATTTCTTTTTCAATTTCTTCTT